CAACGATGGGAAGCCCAATCGCTATAGTTAACCATCAAGGAAGATTATTGGTTGATATTGGAAGCTCAATAAATATCGGTTCGGTATCCGCGCAAGTGGATTCAATATATGTACAAAGCGGTGCGATGTACATCCAAAGCGGGACAGTAACAGTAGACAATTTATATGCTGGAAGTGAATCTTGGGTAAAAGAAGTTCCAAAGACAGAGGTTTATACTTCTGGAATAGTTAGTGTTAGTGGAGTTGTAGGTGTGGAGTTTAGTAATGATTACGTTAATGTTATCCAATCAGGAACCCAGTGGGCAGTTAGCGGAGTGGTTACAGCTAATACTGGTTTATACGCAGGAAGCGAGACAACAATTCTAAACTTTGGGGACTTAGGAAGCAGCAGAGTAGTAATTGGAAGTGTTGCTATAACAGGAAGTGTTCAAACATTCGGAACATCAATAACTGTTGGAAGCGAGTCTTGGATTAAGAACTTTGATGACTTGGGTAGTTCAACAGTAGTGACTAACTTCAGTGATTTGGGCAGTACCAGAGTAGTGCAAGGAAATGTAGACGTAGATAATTTATATGCGGGAAGTGAATATACAATACTCAATTTCGGTGATCTCGGCTCAAATAGTGTTATAACTAATTTCGGGACACTTGGTTCCTCGAGAGTTATTGAGAACCTTGGAGTTTTAGGATCATCAAGAGTTATAACAAATGTGGTTGGTGTAACCCCAAGCGGAACTTTTACAGTAGCAACAGATAATTATCTCGGAAGCGAGGTATATCAAGGAACAAGCCCATTGGTGGTTCTCGGAAGCGTGAATATAGACAATGCAACGACCATAGGGAGTATAGGCAACCAAATAGTAACTGGTAGCGTAAACGTGACCAATTTTGCACAAGTGGGCAGTTTAACAACACAGGGGGTTGCAATATCAGGAACTCCAGAAGTATTCGTTGATACAAGGGAAAATACTTCTAATTCTTACAATCCAGACATGATATTAGTTTATTCTGGTGGGGTCATAGGTAGCATTTATAAGAACACCGGAACGGGAAGTATAATTCAAGTCCTTTCTTATGATGCAAGCGATAATTTAACAAACGTCAGTCCGTGGGGGGCAGTATAATGGGAGACGTAGCAACATTGAATCCTTTTACAGGGGACTTACAATTGATTAATCGGGCTACTGGTGATACAGGATATACTAACTTAACAGAGTTTGTAGACCAAACAGCTTGGAGATTATTTTATTCTAATGCAGATGGAGATGTTACAGAACTTGTGTTTGGAGATTCAGATAAAGTTTTAACTTCTAACGGAGCAACATCAGCACCAACTTGGGAAACTCCAAGTGGTGGTGCACAAACACCTTGGACGGCAAACATAGAAGGGGCAGAATATGCTCTTGGAAGTGTTGGGGACATAGACCACGACGACGCAACAGCTTCAGATTGGAATTTAATAAACAAAGACCAAGACAAAGATATTAATTTAAAAATTAATGATGGAGGAACAGAGAGGACAGCAATACAAATTCATGGAGATAGCGGAATAATATCACACCCTCGACAAAGTTTTGTGGTTGCTTACATAGGAGCAAGGCAAACTATTGCCAACGCTACAAATACAACCTTGAATTTTGACACAGAAGAAGTTGATGTTTTAGGAGAATTTAACACAACAACCAAAACATTTACAGCGATAGAAGCAGGAGTTTATAATGTTACATGCACAGCATCTTGGCTGAATGTAAATGTAAATAAAACATATTTTATTCAGATCCGTTCTTCATCAGCCCCAACGCTAGCAAGATTTTCAAATACTACGGTAGCTCAAATACTTTTAGGGCAAATGAACTCTATTAATGTAAAACTAGCAGCAGGGGGTACAATATATGTTCAGGGTTATCAGAACAGCGGTGGAAACGAAATTGTTGAGGGCGGATCGTCATGGGAGAGTACTTTAACCATAACAAAGGTATCATAATGAAAATTTTAAAAATAGAAAGCAACAGTATCAATAAAGAAAAAAAGATAGTAATAACTTTGGAAGGTTACCCACACGCTAAACCTGTATTTCCAGCAGACATATCAGAAGAAGAATTAAAAACAAAATTAGCAGAATGGAAGATAAACCAAGACGAAGTGGATGCTATCAATGCTAATGCTGTTGCAGAAAAGGTAGTAGAAAAAGACATTAGTGAATTAAGGGACTTAGAAGGAAAAGAAATATGAAAGAAGAAAGAATAACCATAGAACCGAAAGATAAAGAGCTCGGATTAGAGATAATGGAATTTATGAAGGACATAGAAGATATCATGGATGCCGCAAAAAAGGTAAGTCAACCTTATTATAAATTCGATCCATCAATGTTTTTGATGTGGAGGTTAAATGAAAATAGAAGAAAGGCCTAAATGTGAAAAGCCAGGATGTGAAGAGTATGCCATAGTCTTATGGGGAGATATGTGGCTTTGCGGGAATCATTTGGTAGAATTGCAAGAGAAATTAAATAAAGAACGGAGGGATATGTTAATACATGGTTAGGATAATCAAGAAAACACAGCAAAGAGTAGTAACTATGCCGCACATAGGGGATGTTATAGAGTTTTCAAACTCAGGTCACGATGCAGTAGATAAAGAGAGTGTCCCAATTATTGGTCCCTGGGAAGATACCTTGATAGATGGTGTTACAACTTCTGGCGGACCTCCCAGCAGACAACAACTCATGTGGGGTGGGCACGGAAATAAGCTCCAAGGAACAACTGCAGCCTTAATGGGTGCGGAATTAGATAGCTTAAATGTGGTAGGACAACGGAAATCTACGCATAGAAGACGTAAAACAACAGTATCAATTGATACATAGTTATTTTATACTTAGTTTATCAACGTTTAAAAAGCAAAATTGAGTAATTTAACCATGGCTCTCGAAGAAAAAGAACTGGCTGTGAATAACATAGAACTTAAGTGGAACGAGCAGATAGTTGAATTTGATTCAAAAACCGAAGCATCTGAAGATTTCAAGATTAAAGGGATAGCAATAAACGAGACAACTACTTCTAATGGGCATAAATTTCTTTCAGAAGAATTAAGCAAATCAGCTGGAAGCCTAATGGGTGTACCATTACTTAAAGATCATGAAAATAGAATAGAAAACATTGTTGGGAGAGTAACAAACGCATACTTTGACTCAATGCAAAATAATATTCAATTTGAAGCAAAGATCATGGATGTCAAAGTCCGAGAGATGATAAAAGATGGAAGGATTAATTCAGTAAGTGTTGGAGCATCAGTAAGTGAATTAGAAGAAACAGAAGAAGGGGAAATTATCCCAAGAGGAATCCAATTTAAAGAATTAAGTTTGGTGGCAGTTCCAGCAGATCAAGGGGCAACATTCAATGTGGCTTTAATGGAAGCATATAACAAAGATAATCCAAAAGTTAAGGCAGAAGAATTAAGAAAAAATAAGGGCCTAACAAAAGCACAATCATTCTCATCTAATGAGAAACTTAAACAAATGAAAGGGGGAAAATTACAAATGACAGAAGACACACCAGAGGAAAAAGAACAACCTGAAGAAAAAGTCGAAGCACCAGCAGAAACTGCAGAGGAAACTAAGGAAGAATCGAAAGAAGAACCTAAAGAGGAACCAGCAGTTACAGAAGAGAACGTTAAGAACTGGGTTAAAGAGGCTATCAAAGAATCTGACGCCGACGAAGCGCCTAAAGAAGCACCAGCTGAATCTAAAGAGGAAGTTAAGGATGAAGTTAAGGATGAAGAAGACGAGGACGAAGAGGAAGTTGAGGAAGGTTTAAAGTTCGTACAAGAATCCGGAAGTTTACGGGGTGGAGCTATCACTGTAGTGCGAAAACTTAGATAATGGCAAATCCATTAGGAGCAGTCGTAATAGCAGATGGAGGAAACCCAAGAACTTTGACAGGTATTGCTTTAGAAACAATCTCTGGAGGTCAAATAGTAGTAGTATCAGGCGCATTTGATGCAGTAAGTTCAGGAGCATCGAGCTTTAAAACTTCAGACATCGAAGTAGCTCAGATAGTTAGTGCTGAGAGAGCAAACGGTGTAGCACTTAGAAATGCAACTTCAGGTAATGAAGTGGTATTCCTTACAAGAGGAGCAGTTATTGTTCCATCTTTGGGATCAGTTCTACAAGGTACATCAATTGAAGCAGTTAGTGCAGATGGAGTTAGATCTCTATCTTCAGGAGCAGTTCCAACAGGATTGTATGCAGGAGTATCTGCAAACAAGGTTATTGGAAGAGCATTAACAGCAGCAGGATCAGTAACAGCAGGAAACTATGCGTTAATTGATTTTAGTTTTTAAGATGGCAAATTTGAAACACATAACAGAATATATTGGTACAGAAGACGGAACAGCAGGAACACTATTAATTCCTAAATTAATAGTTTCTAAGATGATCGAAGAAGTAGACAAAAAATTACTTCCAAGAGAATTAGCTGCACAAGTTTGGACACCAAATATGATTCAAGGATCATCTTTCACAGTTAACTTGGAAGATCCAGACACAATGGATGTTCGAAAAGTTGGAGAAGGTGCTGAAATACCATTGGACGCTCTTGAATATGAAACTGTAACATTTACTCCAAAAAAGTATGGTGTTGCAATTAGAATAACAAGAGAGATGATGGAAGACGCGCAATTCCCAATACTTGAAGGGCAAATTAGAGCCGCAGGTAGAAGATTCGCTGAGAAAGAAACTGAGTTAATCTTAACAGCATTAGACGGAGCAGGTACTACAGTTGCTGGAGGAGCAGCCGCAACAATTGCTAACATAACAGAAGCTATGGAAGGAATTGAGTCATATAGTTACACACCTACAGATATAGTAATTGGTAGGGAATTTCTTTATGATTTGAGAAATATCGATACTTTTGTTGAAGCAGCTAAGGCCGGAAACACAGACATGTTAAGTAGAGGGTTCCTTGGAACAATCTATGGATTAAATGTAGGTGTATTCGACGATAAGGCAAGCCCAACACCAGGAACATACAAGAAATACGCATACGTACTTGACAGAAGTCAAGCATACGGTCTTGCAGTGAAGCGTGATTTAACAGTTGAAAATTTCGACTTACCAATTTACGATATGCAAGGAACAGCTATTACTTGGAGATTTGACGTCCAACTATTGAGAAGCAACGCTGTGGCAAAGATCACAACAGCTTAGGGTTCAAAACAATTTTTTTTATTATTTTTTTTATTATTTTCAGAGACAATTAAATAGGAGACAAAAAACATGACAACAGGAAGTTTAGCACTCGGCTTAGTTCGAGGAATGAAGCAAGAAATGGGCGCATCGGGAGCAGGAATTCCGGCACTACTTTATGTAGAAGGAACACCAGACGGAAATTTAATGGCCGTTACAGGTAACGATGTGGTTTACGACGCAGTAAACGACCAATTCTACAAGTCCGAAACAGCCAGTGAAACAGATTGGATTAAATTGGGAAGTGTTGCTTAGGAGTTTAAATGGCCCTAAGTTCAATAGGCAGTATTGCCAACCACATCAGTGAGAACTTTCCAAACTTACCGATAGGTATCAGTGGAAACCTTGTTGAAATTGTTAATTTATCTCTTTTTAATACAGAAAACTATACTGGACAAAGCATAGGATCTAATTCTATAAGTGAAACATACCAGCACGCTATTTTAAATTTTGCACAAGCAGATATAATCGACCTTGTATATGGTCAAGCATCTACATTCTTGACATCCGGAGTAACACATTCCGTAACAACTTCTGAAGTATCCACAGTGAAGTTAGAAGGATTATCCGTTGAAGACGGAGAAGGTAAAACTACAATCAGCGCAGTAAATGCACTTGGTGGCTTAGGTAAAAGTGCAGCAGATCAATTCAGAAAGATGGCAGAAGGTTCACTTAAAAATATTGGTCGAAAAGTTAACTTCGGCAAAACTTTGGCATGACTGCAACAACAAGACTACAATCTGGATTCGATAAAATAGTTAGCCATGCTTCTAAGGTTTGTAAAATAAAAGCATTTGACCAAACGATAGGTAGTGTTTGGGATGATGATACAGCTTTGACAGGTAGGATCCAGAAGTATAGTATAACTGGATCATTAACTCCAGACGCAACTGGAACTTATTTTGAAAGTGGAATGACTGGCGGAAAAATTTCTTATGTGAGAACTGATGGAGCATATTGGATTTGGCAGCAAGGTACACCACCCAATAATGGTTTATGGTTTATGACAAAATATAAGAATCTTGAAAGTGGTGCTATGTGGGGGGGGGTTGTAGATTTATCTTCTGATCTACCCGCATTTGCTGGTTCAGAAACTGGAACTGGTATAACTACGCCACAAGATATCTGGACAAGCGGAATAGTTCTACCTTTAGATCATCGAGCAGGCACTACAGACTTCTTATTAGTACAAGAAGGAAAATTAGCACAATCAGATCAAAGACTCTTTATTAGTGGGGGTGTAAGATTAGCTGGTTCAGAAATACAAGTTAAAATTCAATTAGGAAGTCCAAGTGGAGATAATTACTTTGTTATCCCGGACGGAATAATCAATCATGAAATAGCTGGTACATCTATCTTCCAAAAGGCATATATTCGGAGACTGACCAATGGGTCTTTAATCAGAGAATGAGCGTAAGCATGAGCGTTTTGGGATTGGCGCGGCTTCATTTATATCTTGGCAAGAAAAATAATAACATAGCAGTATTAGAAAAGGCAGGATTGACTAAGGCGGCAGCATTCATGCAGAGCGAGGTTAAAGCGAGTATAGCTGGACGAAGAGCCGAACACGTAAGTGTGGATACTGGAAGATTCCTTAATAGTGTTAATTTTCAGGTAGGTAATGACGATGCTGTTATATTTAGTAACGTCCCTTATGCAGATTTTTTGGAATTTGGTACTACCAGTTTTCAGGCGAGACCGCACTTCAGAAATAGTAAAGCAAGGAACCAGAAAGAGGCAATAGGGATTATTAACAAGGAGATTAAGAAGGCTTAATTTTATACTTGATTAATCAACGTTTAAAAAACAAAAAAACAAAATACTATTGTACAAGCGAGTACAAAAGAGAAAACAACAAGCGAGTTGGAAAAATGAAAAAGAAATGTATAGAATGTGAAAAAGAATTTGAAGTAAGTAAATATAATAATTATTCTGGTTTAAGGAAGGCTCATTCTTTTTGTTGTAAAGAATGTAAGGACCGATTTTTCCATAAGGAATACGACCAACAAGAAAAAGTTAAGGCATTGCACAATGTTCGGGCAAAAGACCGATATAAATCGCGGGACAAAGAAAAGTTTTGTCAAGAGTGCGGTTCTGAAGAGAATGTGGAAATACATCACATCACCTATGATTTGGAAAATAATTATATTAAATTTTTATGTAGAAATTGTCATAGAAAACTACATAGGAGTTTTATATAATGGTAAATTCTCAAACATTCGTAAGAGACACTCTGTATTTTATAAAGACTGACTTATTGGCAAATATTACAGATCCAATTTCAGCGTCGAGACCGTCGAATTCTAAATTCATTTTGACAGAATATCCTCAAAGAATAGCAGTATATCCAATAATCACAATCAAGATCCCAAACTATGTTGCAAACCGTGCAGGAATGCAAGTAACAAATATGGATATGCAAATGACAATAGAAGTAAGAATCTGGGCAAGGAATGTTAAAGAGAGAGATACACTATTCACAGATGTTTTAAACAGATTAAAAGATATTCAATTCACAGCAAGTGGTTCAACCAAAGCAGAACTTCATGATTTCAACATGCCAAGCGCAGTAGAAATAAACGAGGAAGGAGACCAAGGAATTAAATCAAAGGTTATGGAGATTATCTATAACTTTTATAATATATAAATGTAAGGAGGAAAAATGACCAGATACATATCCGATCTTAATAAAGTTGTAATGCTCTACGAAAGTGGAACTTATGCGAATGCGTTAACAAGTGGAATGTGGCTTGGAGAAGTTACAGACAACTCTTTGGCTGATGAAGAAGGTTATCTAAAAGATATATTCTTGGGTGATAAATCAAGATCAGTTGGAAGATACGAAAGAGGACCAAACGACGTAACCGGAACAATCACATACCATCCAGTTGATATGAATCTCGTTGCTCACCACATCGGTTCGGTACAAGAGATCTCAGGAGCTTCTACGGAGCATAATGCTACAGAAGTTTCTACAGATGTAAACCAGAATCCGTTCACAAGTGGACCAGCAGGAGATTTAAACACGCCATATAGTTTTACTGTCGAAGATTCGAAACAAGCAGCAGGAACAGGACAGAATTTCATAAGAACTGTACACGGGTGTGTTGTTGATAGTATGTCAATTAATATTGCTCAAGGCGAGAAAGTCGCAATAGATGTTAATTGGCTTGGACAAGGAGTAGTATTCAGTTCAGGAACAACAACAACAGTAACCGTAGCAGATCAATCACCATATTTGTGGTCTGATTGTAGCTTAACAGTTGCAGGAAGTTCACTAACCACTGCGAAAGACATGACTTTAGACATCAACCAGAATGTAACCGGCCCGCACTACTTGAATGGATCAAGACAAATTGCTGAACCGTTCTTCGGAACCAGAGAATATGCATTAAGCATAACTACCGATTTGTCCACAGACCATGCCAAGATGTTGTACAACGAGTACTACAAAGGCGGCAGTACATTGAATTGGGTCTTAGACATGAATGCAGATACAACAGGAAGTCAGCACGCTATCTTCACAGTAAGCGGTGCCAGAGTAACTTCTATGGAATTACCAAGTACATCAGAAGGGATAAACGAAACAACATTTGAGTTAAGCGCAGGAAGTATGGACTTAGTTGACTATACAAATCCAGCACAAATAGGTTCGTACAATCCTTTTTAAATTGTAAGGAGGTAAAAAGATGAAAACCAAAGAAGTTGAGATAGAAGGCAAGAAATATACCGTGAAGGAGATTGGCTACCTTGACTCTGTAGAATTGCAAGATAGCAAAGAAAAGGGAACCAGGGTATTGATTTCCAAACTCTTGACATTATCAACAGGAATGACTGAAGAAGAGTTAGTTGTGCTTTCAAGAACTGAGGGAGAAGAACTGCAAAAGGCAGTTAACGATATCAATGGACTGAGCCCTTTGCCGAAACCAACCAAAGAGTAGAGACAGAGTTAAATCTCTGTAAGTTTTTTGGTTGGTCGCTCGCGCAAACAAGAGAATTGAGTCTTCCGGACTTTAATTCTGCAGTTAGGCACATCAATAAGTTCGTCAGAGACCAAAAGAAGCGGAACAAAAGGAAAAAATAATGGTAGATATAGGTGGAGCAATAACGCAAGGAGCAACAATATCTATTGTCATTAAGGCAATAGATCAATATAGCAAGGCGTTTAAATCAGCGAATATGGCTGTTTCTGCGATGGGTATGGCATTCAAAGCTGGTGCAATCGCAATAGGTGCCGCTTCAGTTGCGCTTGGAGCTGTTGGGGTAAGTGCAGTTAAAACAGCAGCAAGTTTTGAGACTGCCTTCACGGGCGTAAGGAAGACATCAGATTTAACAGAACAAGGATTCGAAGAACTACAAAATAGGTTCGAAGAATTAACAAAAGTAACCCCAGTAACATTTGAACAATTATCTGCAATAGGTGAAATTGCTGGTCAATTGGGTGTAGAGGGAGTTGATAATTTAGAAAAGTTCACCAAAACGATAGCAGATATCTCAGTAACTACTAATTTAACAGCAGAGGCGGCAGCTACATCATTCGCAAGGATTGCTAATGTTATGCAAATACCTTTAAGCGAAGTAGACAGAATGGCTTCATCGGTGGTTGATTTAGGTAATAATTTCGCCACAACAGAATCAGAGATTACTAATTTTGCAGAAAGAATCGCTGGTGCAGGTAAAATCGCAGGATTTACAACAGACGAGATACTTGCAATAGGGGCTGCAATGACTTCTGTTGGTGTAGAGGCAGAAGCAGGTGGTACGGCTGTACAGAAAGTACTTCTTGCTATGCAAGAGTCAGTTTCTACAGGCGGAGATAAGCTCGATGCATTTGCTGAAACTGCGGGAATGACCTCAGCAGAATTTCAAACAATGTGGGAACAAGACGCATCCGGCGCATTTGCCAGATTTGTTAATGGTTTGGGTACTGCAGGAGATCAAGCCTTTGGAATTTTAGATGAACTTGGACTTAAAGATCAGCGTTTAATTAGGTCATTTTTATCTTTGGCCAATGCGGGTGACTTAGTAAATAGAACATTGACTACTTCTGAAAGTGCATGGTCCTCAAATAGTGCCTTAGTAGAAGAGGCAACAAAGAGATACGATACCTTTGATTCTAAGATGGCTATGGTTAAAAACCAAATAAGATTAGTATCAGAAGAAATAGGTGTAGCATTCCTCCCGGCATTAGTAGAGCTCGCGGCAACTTTTACTGAAGAAGTACTTCCAGCATTAGAACCATTAATCCCAAGATTAGTAGAGATATTCACAACAGCGGCAGAACTCGCTTCAGGAGCCTTGCCTATGCTCACAGAGGGCTTCATATTCTTAGCGGACATATTTCTCAACCAAATAATCCCCGCATTCCAACCGGTGTTGGATGTTATTAAAGAATTATCACAAGATCCATTTTTTACAGGGGCAATAACAACAGCCATTGAAGGAATGGCCCCAGTGGTTACTATCCTTGCAGAAGGGTTCGCATCATTGGCAAGAGCAATAGTTCCTTTAATAGAACCAGCAGCAGAATTAATACAATTATTTGCAGAGTTATTCGTTGATGTAATAACACAATCCGCACCAATAGTGGTTGACTTACTTCTCGCATTGTCAGAAATCTTCAAAGATATCTTCGCAAGGTTAAAACCCTTAATACCAAAGATCATAGAGTTTGCATCACGACTGATAGACAAGATCGTTCCGAGATTACCTAAACTGGTTGACATATTTTTTAAGTTAGTAGATATCCTCTTTGAATTGTTTGTAGCAGTAGAACCACTCTTAGAACCATTAATGGACATTGCCATACTTCTTGCGGATTTGTTAATAGATGCTATAGAGCCACTTATCCCATACTTAGAAGATATTGGGGAATTGTTTGCCGATTTGCTCGTGGCTCTAATACCAATCATACCATCCATTGCAGAATTGGTTGGGGCTCTTGTTTTTTTAACAGTAAAGATATTGGATGAGTTACTTCCAGCACTTAGTTGGTTAATAGACATTCTTGATGGGCCGGTAGTTGATGCGATAGTTAAGAATATCGAAACAGTGATAAATTTTGTGAAATGGATAGGAAAAGCCATCGACGCTATCTTTATATTCGATGATTTGTTCGGAAAATCAAAAAAGAGTGCAGAAAGCGCTGCTTCAGGGATTGATTCTTATACAAGATCACTCAATAATGCGACTTCAGCACAAGATGATTTAATTAGAAGACAACAGGAAACAATAGATCTTGCGAATCAAACTTCTGATGCTATAAGAGCAGAACCAATAGACCTAACAAGAGATGCTATAGAAAGAGATGATAGAAGTAGAAACAGAAACAGGAACAATAATCGGTCGGATCCAATAGTTTTAAATGGCCCAAACCAGAATGATGATCCAACAAGATCACCTGTGATAAGACTTAATGATTTCATACTCACAAAGAATGGGCAAATCATCGAAACAAATCCGAATGATACTATCTTCGGAATGCAAGGTGGTGGAGCAAACGTGACAGTTAACATAGATAGAATATACGGGACAGATCCAGAAGAAATGATGGAAGCATTCGAAAGTAAATTGAGGACTTTAATTCGCGCGTAATTAAATAAAAATGGAGGAACAAAATGGAAGAAAAAGTAGGACTTAACGGAAGAGTTGAATTGATTCACGTGTCTAATGGTATTGCTACAAGAGTACCAAACACTGTTGTGAATGAAGGAAAAGCACTATTGGCTGGTTTGATGGTTGGTAGTTTTAGTGGACCATCAAATATGGCAATTGGTACTGGATCTGAAACAATAGCAGGCACAGAAACAACACTTGGATCAGAACAACTTCGTGAAGGTACTGACGCAACTTTGACAACAACTTCGGTTGCAGACGACACAAGTACATTTGTGGGTAGTTTTGGTGTTAGTGGAACACACGCTATTCAAGAAGCAGGTTTATTCGATGCAGCTTCAGCAGGAAGCATGATATCAAAAACCGTATTCTCAACAATCAACGTTGTGAGTGGCGATAGTATCAATGCGACTTGGGACATACAAGTTAGTTAAATAACATTTTGGAACCGAAAGAGAATGGCAATAACTTTCAATATACCTGTAAGGGGGTTAATCTAAAATGGCATGGAACGATAATAAAAGTTCAGGAGACGACATACTTAGTGCAGACTGGGACGCGATGGTTGCGGATCAACAAGGCAAGAGCATCATTTTCGGAGGAAATACTGGAGAGAAGCAATGGAACAACGGGTTCTCAGGATACTTCACGATAAACGGAGGAAATGTGGCAGATGAATACGCACACGCAACAGAGTCGTTTGCTGATATAATTATGCCGAAAGCTGGGTGGTTATCAAATATGTATACTTATGTTGCAACTAACGCTATAAATGCTGGATCTTCAATAGTATTTACTGTTAGAAAGAACGGTGTAGATACTGGGATGACAACAAAATACGATGCTACCACTACAGGATCACAAATAAATGTGGGATCTGTTGAAGTTGCGGTAGGAGATTTACTAAATATGCTTGTAGAAACAGCAAACGACGGAGGAGCAACTGCGTCAAGTCTAAGTTGGGGCTTAGAATTTAAGTAAGGGCATAGTTAGATCATATTCAAAATGGCAAGCTGGGAACAAACACAATATAGTGCAGACTTCGATACTGGTAAGTTTGACAAATCAAAATTTGATATACTGAACAATCTCTTTGTAGGAGATGACGAAGATATTGCGACACTTTCTGATAGCTTTACAGCAATTTCAAATTTCAAGTTTATTGGGTCAGGAACGGCTATCAATCCGTATCAAGTAAGAGATTGGAACGAATTGACTAAATGTATAAACAAACCATTCAGCTATTTTAAATTAATGAATGACATTGACAAAAATTCTGATTGGTATTCTGTGGACGCCGGTTCAGATGCGAATGGGGGGTTGGGATTCAGAACGATAGTTCTCCTTTTTGGCGGGTTTGATGGAAATGGAAAAACAATAAATGACCTTTATGTTAAGAGGGATGGTGAAGATTATCAGGGGGTATTTGGTACTGTAAGGGGGCCTGTTCATGATCTTGGGATCAACGCGTCGATATTTTCAGACGGAGATTATGTTGGGGCTTTAGCAGGTAACCTTGATAGTGTCGGTTCGGTTTATAATTGTAAGACAACTGGAAAAGTAGAAGGTGCAACAAAGGTCGGTGGAATGATTGGGTTCCAAGACGATGTGACTTCTCTTGTTAAAAATTGTTATAGTTCTGTAGCGGTTTCCGGGGGTGATGATGTCGGGGGTTTGGTTGGAAGATTTCTTGAGGGGTCTTGTATTAATTGTTATAGCACTGGCAAAGTGGAGGGTACAACAAGAGTTGGTGGGTTAATCGGTTCTATTGGAATTGGTGTTGCCGAGGATTGTTTCTGGGATACCGAAACTTCCCAAATAGGTAGTTCGGTAGCAGGTTCTGGATTAACTACCGCACAGATGCAGGATGTAGATACGTTTAGTGGGGCTGGATGGGACATCGAAGAAGTAAATAATTGGACCGACGAGGTTTGGGTTATATAATGGGATATCCTTTTTTAAGTTGGGAAGCTAAAATATTCACCCCAGAAATTCTGGACGATGTAACAATAGTAGAATCTATAGATATTTATCGACCAGCAAGACATTTTCAAGATCCATTCTATCCTAAAGATGATAATACCTTGTTGGATAGTCTTACAATCGATAAACAAAATAAGACTTATACTCCAAGTACATTCACAGATGAGGCCACGCTGTCAGAAAATATAATAATACAAAGGGTGAGTGAGCATAGTGTAATGCAAATATCTGAATCAACAACACTCTCAGACGATTTTAATTATTTCAAAAACCCCACAAAGACTATTAAACAATTTGATGATTCAGTAACTTTAGGAGAATCAATCCGCATAGCGAGAGTGAAAGAGAGCACAGACATCTCAATAAGTGATGCTTTGGATCTCCTTGAAGCAATAGATGTGCATAGAGAATCAGAATCAAGAACGTTGCAGGTAGACAACACTGCCACATTAGGAGATTCATTCTCATACTTCAAAAACCCGACAAACACTATCAAACAATTTGATGATTCCATAACATTGGGCGAAACAATTAAAATAGCAAGGGTGACAGAGATTACTAATATAGGGATTAATGATATCGCATCGTTATCTGAATCAATAGATATAAAGAGGAACGCAGAGGTGAGGACTTTGCAGATTAACGACAGTGTGGTTCTCTTAGACCCTTTTAGTTATACAAGAAGTGCGATAACGTTTTATAGGTTCTTTGATGAAGAACTACAGATAGAGGATTCATTCGATACAGAT